GACCTACATAAAAAGTATCTGCAACATTCTCATTAAAATAAAGAGTGCCAGTTGTGGCTGTGTTGCTGTGTGCAATTGTAAAAGTAGTATTAGCCCATAACATAGGAAGAATAACTGCATCTGCTGCATCGCATACGGATTGCAAAGTTGCATCTGGATACAAAGTACCCACTCCAAGTGTGGAGCGTAATTCACTTACAGACGTTAGAGCCATTCCCATTCCTTTCTAAAGACTCTGGGGAGTAGAGGGCTACTACTCCCCAGAGCGACTTAGTGTGTTACTTACGCAACGTTCAGCTTGCGGAACGCTGCTGGGTAGCGGTTCACTACTGCTACATAGCCGTAGATACCGATCTCTAGCTGTCCGTTTGCAACAACGTTTGCGCGGATCTGTAGAGTGCCTGACTCATGGAAGCGCATTGCCATTGTTGGGTAAACAAGTGCATGCTTTGCGTTTGCATCATCACCTGTGTAATTAGGATCTACTACCAAGCCAAGTCCTGCGACTGAGCCGTTAGTTGATCCCTGTGTGATCAAGCCGTTAGCGTTCTGTGGTGCTGCTGCTGCGTACAAAGGACGACCTGTTGTATCTGCTGCAGCTAGAAGTCCAGCAAAGTCAATTCCATCTTCTCCACCTGTTGTTGCAACCAATAGGTTGTTAGGTGTCTGGCGCATTACGCCGTATGAGTCTGAAATACCCTTTGCAATTGCTGCGTAGATTGTTGCAGCAGATGATGCTGTTGCGTTCTGTGATGCGATCTGTGCTGCGTACGCATCTGTCTTTTGTGCGTATGATGCAGCAAGCTCACGTAGGTAAAGATCTAGGAAACTTGGGTCTGAGCGGTCTACTAGCTCTAAATCTAGTTTTCCAGCGCCCGCGAACTTGACCACGACATCTTCTTGGAAGGTGACTGTAGTATCTGTAGATGAGAACTCTGCGCCTTCTGCTGTCAATGCAACAGTAGCCTGTGTTCCTAGCTTAGGTGTGAAGATCTTCATTCCGCTTGCTGGAAGTGCAGCGCGCTCGATTGAATCGATAAATGGGCGCTGTGAATCGATGATACCAATTACATCCTTTAGGTATGTAGGTGGAACCATGCCTGTGTTTTCTGCAACTGTTGCAACCTGTAGAGCTGCTACCAATTCACGTGCATCTGCATCACCGCGAGCTGCGTTGATCTGTGCCTTTGCGAACTCACCTGCTGTAACGTTTAGGTTTAGACGTGGTGTTGTGTAGTAGCTTGCTGTAACTGTAGGACGAGCAGCTTCAACTGCTGCTGCCTCTACTGGTGCTGCAACTGCCTCTGGAGTGTTCTCCATAGCTGTCTCGCTTTCTGTTTGGGTTTCTTCAACAGGGATGACTTCCTCTGCTGCGATCTCTAGAACTTCTGAACTTGCAAATGCAGGAACAGTTACTAGAGAAACTTCTTTTAATTTAGCTGCCGAAACAACTGTGTGACCATCCTTAGATGGCTTTGATGCAATGATCTCTGCACCAATGCTCAATCCTGTAACCAAGCCTTCTTGAGCCATAATCAAAGCATCGTTACCACCGCTTGAGCGACTTAGCTTGAACGTTGCATAGATACCATCTGGGCGAGTCTCTGCTGCTGTCATGCGACCAATAGGCTTCTTTAGATCATGCTGTGATAGCAACTTAATCTTTGATGGATCTGCAATCTCAATTGATCCTGCTGCAAATGTGTAAGCACCAAGATTAGTGTGTCCGATCTCGCCTGTGCCTAGTGGCACAATCTTGCCTGAGATCTCACGGCGCTCTTCTGAACACTCGATTGATGCTGCTTCAAGGTATAAGGTTTCCATTAGCTTTCGCTCCCGTTAGGTGATAGATCTTCCATTAACATTGCTTGCTCTGTAGTAACTAAACCAAGTGCAAGCATCTTTTCTAGAACTAGCAATCTTTCCATTGGCTCTGTGCGAAGGAAAGTGTCGTCTAACGCGAATTTCACATAATGTCCTGCTGTGGAGCAGTCATCCATGCTGAGGCGAGACTCAATGGCAGAAACATAAGGCTGCAATGTCAAAGCAACTAATTGTTTTCTTTCTTCAATTACATTGCTATAAGTCATTGATGTGTTCATTGAAGCTGAAACATAATAAGGATCTACAGAACACAATCTTGCACACTCTGTTGCTAATCCTTGAATCGCATCTTGGTAAGCCATGTCTTTAGGAGAGAAGCCTGTTGTCTTATACTCTAAAGTCGATGTTAGATAAGCTGTGCCGTTATTTTGGCGAGCGCGCTTCCATGCAGCAAGTAATCCAGAAACTTCCTCAGGTGGAAGATCAGCGCCAGAGTTTTTTAGGAATCCAGTCGCGGATGGAGTTTCAAGCGCAACGCTTGCAGCTCGTTGTGCATCTAGTGCTGCCTTGATTGTGCTACCACCTGTAGCAAGGATACCTTCATCTTTTTGGAAAGTGATTAGAGATCCCACGCCAGACATAGGCAAAGGCTTGCCATCTAAGTAATACTGTGTAACAAAACTGTTCTCTGCATCTGTGTTAAATGTAACGCGATTATTAGAAACCCAATGTGCATTAGCCATTCGATTATCTTCTAAATAAGTCTCTGTAATAATCCAGTATGAAACTCCATACATGAGGAGACTATCTAAAGTAAAGTACATTGTCTCAAAGCGTGGCTGAGACTTAGAAGGTTGCTCAACCCATCGTGGAGCTGCAATCTTCTCACCTGTGGACTTCTTGTAATACTCCATAGGGATTGATGCGATAGTCCCTGAGATCAAGTCTCTGCAGCGCTTGATGCTGGGTACGGACAAAGCCTGTGCGCGAGTTACATAAGTAGGAAAGTAATTTCCATAGGTCAGATAAGAATCCGACATGATTTGTGGAGCTTCTTGAGCTTCCACTATTTCAGGCTTGCGCGAAAAGATACCCATAGACAGAAAGTATAGCATTTGTCAAACAATTAGACAATATGGTAATGGCGTGTCTAACTGTAGATCTGTGGCTTAGGTGCAGGGAGCATTAGCTTAGAGACCACCATCGCTAGACCGATAGGAGCAGAGATGTCTCCCGCGCTTTTACGCTTCACGATTCTCCAAGCGCTGTCGTTGGTTTTAGCAGCTGTATTTGTGAACTGCTCTATAAGATCGGCTTGACCATTGTGAACGACTCTCAGATTAGTCATGCCTTCTAGGAGATCTCCACAGGCTTTGTAGAACTGCTGCCCTGAGACATCTTCTACCATTACACCGCTTTGAGCTAGGCGATCAGCGATTGTCTGAGTGGCATACTTGTCGTAGCACACTAATCGCGGTCTGTAAAGATCAACCCACGATTTAATGCTGGCTGCCATCTTCAATTCATCAATAGCAACCTGAGAGCTATAAGTCTCAAGGATTCCGATGCCAATCCTGCCGTCTGGAAGTAATTGTCCAGCGACTAAAGATGCGTTCCTTCTGGAAGGACTGACATCGAAACCGAATACAGTATACGCGCCTACACTCATTTCAAGTGTGCTATCCGATGAGTTTTCAAGCACCTCTGTACTAAAAGGGCAGGTCAGAGAGCTAATCCATTGGCAAAGCTGTTCTGTGCGAGCAGCTTCCATTGTGCTAGATCCAATTGTTTCCTCAATGGCTTCCTCAGAGATTAAGTATCCTAGAGAGGGATTTGCCATAGCCCATGCTGATCTATCCCAGATGTCACAGAAGTCAGGTGCGCTGTATTCGTAGAAGCCTAAACTCTTAGGTGGCTTATTTAAGCAAGCTTCATGTAAATCGTTAAGCACTTTACTAAAAGCATCTCCAGCATTGGACGTAAATAGGCGCTGGCTATTCATACGAGCTAAAGTCACAGATTTAGCGGCATCCATCGCGGGTTCAGATACTTCACGTAATTCATCGATCCAAAGGAAGTCACATGTCCTGCCTCTAGCACCATCGGATGTTGCAGCTGCTACTTCTAGCTGCGCTCCATTAGCAAGGATTATTCTCTCATCGCCGTTAGTCCTACGGATGCCCTTCTTAATGTCTCCATCCTTAAGCTGCGCTCTCAGGAAGTCGTTGCGCTCAATGATGTCTGCCATGATGTTAAAGGACTTCATAGCCATAGACCTATTAGAGGACATGATCAAGATGTCCTTCTCACCGAACACGAATAAACCTGCTAAACAGCGCATACGAGCTAAATGTGACTTACCTGACTGCCTAGCAATTAACAACAAGCTCGACTTGCGGATGTACATCCCTTTACTGTCCACGCTGCACATGTCATCGATTATCAGGCGTTGCCATTCTAATAATGGCTGTCCGATACGCTCAGCAAGCTCTGCAACTTCGCCACCTCTGGATTTACCCTTGAGGAAAGGGCTGTGTAAGCGTGGTTTGACCGCCCCTCGTAGTGGTTTGGTGCGTTTGGGTTTATCTGCCATCAAATCGGCTCAGGACGGGTCTTAAAGGGACTGTCTGCCATCGTGTTCGATTGCATCGGAGAGATACAGTTCGAAA